CTGACACGTTAGCAATGCCTTGATCCCGATATTTCGAATGGTGCTCGGGCCATCAACGGTAAAAGATAACCCCTCGATGACTTGAAGTCATATTGCAGTAACTGGCTGCAGTATCTGTAGAGCTTTCTGCAGAACGCTCCTTGAAATGATCCATGCACTGCCTGGTTCGGCATCCAAGCCACCCCAAGCAGGATCACTTTCACCTTCAAGGAGAAGACATTGCAACCCGAAGAACCCATCCGTCATCTCAGCCAGCGGGAACTCGCTGAGCGCTGGGATTTGTGCGAGAACACCCTCGAGCGCTGGCGCTGTCAGGGGATTGGTCCCGTTTTTTTAAGACTCCCTGGCTGTGTGCGCTATCGCATCGAGGACGTTGAAGCGTTTGAAACAAAGAGCCTGCGCAAGAGTACCTCAGAGCGTTACGTGGTGCGAGGTGCAGCATGAATGCCCTGCCCAATGATGAGCAGTTGATGCAAACGCCCGTTGGGGAACTGGCGCAAAGCTCTTCGGCTGAGCTCTTTCACCTGCGAGGCAGCGTAGCGGCGCGTATCGCTAAGGACAAGGCCATTCAATCACACATTGACGCTGCCATTGACTTTCGCCTTGGCGATCGGGTTAACCGACTCCGCCTTGAGCTTGGCCGGGAGAGCGGCGTTATACATCTTGATGATGGTGATGTGCGGGTGACATCTGAACTTAAAAAAGAAGTTCAGTGGGACCAGGCAAAGCTTGCCGAGATTGCAAAACGCATCGCCCAAAGCGGCGAAGACGTCCGCCAGTACATCGATATCAGCTACTCGGTCGCAGAGAGCCGATTCAAGGCATGGCCAGAAACGCTGCGTGCTTCATTTCTTGAAGCTAGAACGGTCAAAACCGGCAGGGCGAGTTATCGCCTCGCTCTCATGAAGGAGTAGGGCGATGAGACTACCCATTATCACGGCCGATGAGCGGCTGCGCGAAAAAAAGGGCGTCAAGCTCGTGCTGCTTGGCAAAAGTGGGATTGGTAAAACAACCCAACTCAAAACGCTCGCAGAGGCAACGACACTTTTTGTCGATTTGGAGGCAGGCGATCTTGCTGTGAAGGACTGGCGTGGCGATTGCGTGCGGCCCTCCACCTGGCCCGAATTTCGTGACCTTGTGGTGTTTCTCTCTGGACCGAATACAGCGCTGCCTGCCGATGCGCCTTACTCCCAAGCGCACTATGAACATGTGTGTGAGCGCTATGGCGATCCCGCACAGCTTGCGCGGTATGACACCTACTTTGTTGACAGCATCACGGTGCTCTCAAGGCTTGCACTGATGTGGGCCAAGACCCAACCGCAGGCGGTTTCGGAGCGCACGGGAAAGCCCGACACCCGAGGTGCCTACGGTTTGCTTGGCACCGAGATGCTTGGAGCGCTCTCACAGTTGCAGCACGCACGCGGCAAACACGTGGTGTTTGTTGCCATTTTGGATGAGCGCATGGATGACTTTAACCGCAAGGTTTTTGTGCCCCAGATTGAAGGGGCAAAGACTGCCGCGGAACTGCCAGGCATCGTCGATGAGGTGGTCACGCTTGCTGAGATCAAGACCGAGGAGGGGGGCTCTTATCGCGCCTTCGTCACCCAGACGATGAACCCTTATGGGTTTCCTGCCAAGGACCGATCGGGGCAGCTCGATCTGCTCGAACCACCGGATTTGCGAGCACTCATTGCCAAGTGCGCAGCCGCGACCAACGCGCCCAAGGGCGCAATCACACAGCAACCCATCAACGAGCAGGAGTAGTGCGATGTCTACATGGAATGACTTTAACGATGCCGAGCAGCAACCCTCCTTTGAACTCATCCCCAAGGGGACGATTGCCCCGGTGCGTATGAGTATCAAGCCAGGCGGTTTTGATGACCCGGCACAGGGCTGGGTCGGGGGCTATGCCACACAGAATTTCGACTCAGGTTCGGTTTATCTGTCTTGCGAATTTGTGATCCTCGAGGGCCCCTTTGTGAAGCGCAAGATGTGGTCAAACATTGGTCTCTACAGCGCAAAGGGCCCGAACTGGGCCAATATGGGGCGCACCTTTATACGGGCTGCACTCAATAGCGCGCGCAATATTCGGCCCACCGATAACTCCCCGCAGGCAGCTGCCGCGAGACGGATCGCAGGCTTTCACGAGCTCGATGGACTGACTTTTATCGCTCGCATTGATATCGATTCGGATGATCGCAGTGGCTATAAAAACGTGATCAAGCTTGCCATCGAACCTGACCATCCGGATTACGCAAAGTTGCGCGGGATGCTCACAGGGGCAGGGGGCGCAGTGATGTTGCCCCAAAGCATAGCTACCCATATTCCCCCGCCCGCACCATCGGTACCCGGTGCAACCCAGGGATCGTTTGCTGGCACCCCGCCACGGGCTGCAGGCGTGGGTAAACCGTCCTGGGCACAGTAGGAAAAGGGGGCGTGAAATGTTGGGTCTGTTTAAGACAGGCGCGTGGCTTTGGCCACGCCGACGAGCGCTTCGGGGTGAGAGCCCACGAGCGCTTTCCCACGGACTGGGTGTTTTGCTCACGCCGCTGCCAGGACGCGTTTCATACGCTTTATGGCAATTGGGTGCGCGTCCAACGTGGACTGCCGCCTGGCTCGGAGGTGGTGATGATTGATCCGAGTGCGATTGAACAAAACGCCATGCACCGTTGTCTTAGGTTTTTTGGTGAGGCAGCCGCTGAGATTGGTTTTGAGAAACCCCTTGGGCAGTACTCGGAAGCCGAGGCCCTTGCGGTCATCAAAGCGATCGTTTCCGGTTACACCGAGGCCATGGTTGAACACCATGAGGCAAGCAAGTTCCCGCCACAGCGCGCAGCTTCGTCTGGCTTTTCGGAAAACTCAGAAACACTATTTAAGCGTTCTGATGGGCAGGACAGTGGACTTACCGCTGATCCGATGGCCGTATCACTTGCTGATATCGAAGACGACCTCCCTTGGGAAAGCGATAAGTCCGGCTCCAAAAACAAGTCTCAGGGGGTGCGATGAAAAAGGGTCCCGACAAGCCCCAGGCTCGAGCCATTGAGCGGCGAAATCATCATCCATTGGCTGTGCGCTTGTGGTCTCGCGTCGATATGGACGCAGGCCCTCAAGGTTGCTGGCTGTGGCAGGGGTCGGTCAATGCCTGGGGCTATGGGCAGATTCGCCGAGAACCCGAGGGGCACGCTGTACGCGGTGTGAAGATAAGTGTGCATCGGGCTGCGTGGGAGCTCACCCACGGACCCATCACCAAGGGGCTTCATGTGTGCCATCGCTGCGATAACCCGGGGTGCGTGAATCCATCGCACCTGTGGCTTGGCACGCATGCGGAAAACCTTTGCGACATGAAACGAAAAGGGCGTGCGGCTCGAGGCGATCGAAGTGGCACGGCAAGGCTTGACAGCCAACAGGTACAAATACTGAAACGGTTGATGTTTCTTGGGCAGTGCAGTCCGGCAGAACTTGCACGGCTGCTCGGGATGAGTACGACCGCGATTTATGACATCAAACACAAAAAATCATGGAGTCATATCGATGCTTGACTACAACCACAAGCGCAGCTTTAGCGAGCAGGTCTGTGCGCTGATCGATCAGGCCCTGGATGCAGAACGCGCAGGGCAGACACCGCGCAGCTACTTGGGTGCTTCAAGACTTGGAGCACCTTGCGAGCGGGCGCTTCAATACGAATATGCCAAAGCACCTGCAGATGAGGGTAGGGGCTTTTCAGGACGAACGCTTCGTGTGTTTGAGGTTGGTCATGTCTTTGAAGAGCTGGTGATCCGTTGGCTGAGGCTTGCAGGCTTTGAGCTTCATGACCGCAAAGCGGGTGGCGGACAGTTCGGATTTTCAGTTGCAGGCGGCAGGCTTCAGGGCCACGTCGATGGCGTGATCACAGCGGGGCCTGAAGCGCTTGGGCTTAAGTATCCGATGCTTTTCGAGTGCAAGACCATGGCCGATAAACACTGGCGTGCCTGCGCACGATCGGGGGTGGCAGCAACCAGGCCGATTTATGCGGCACAGGTTGCCACCTACCAGGCCTATATGGAATCGGCCGTTGAGGGCATCAGCCGTAATCCAGCACTTTTTGTAGCGGTAAACAAAGATAACCAGGAGCTGCTGCTTGAGCTTTTGCCCTTTGATGCGGCGCTTGCTCAACGGATGTCGGATCGGGCCATCAAGGTCATCACTGCGACCGAGGCAGACGAGTTGTTGCCCCGTGGCTATGTGGATGCGACCCACTTCGAGTGCCGCATGTGCTCGTGGCAGGACCGTTGCTGGGGCAGGGGTCAGTGACTTCTCGCTTGCGCTTGGGACACCTGGAGGATGGATGCCAATGATTGACTTTAATGAGAGGCCGCAGCCAGCGGTGCAGGACCCTCGAGCCGCCCGCGAGCACATCCGCGCAGGGCTGATCGCAAGGCTCGAATCGGTGCTTGCCGGGATGTTTGCGGCGGGAAAAAAGCGACGGGGCCGTTTTCTTGTAGGCGATGTGCTTGGCAGTCCTGGCGATAGCCTTGAGGTTGTGCTTGAGGGGGAGAAGGCAGGGCTTTGGACCGATCGGGCAACCGGTGAGGGCGGTGATATCTTTGATTTGATCGCAGCCCATCACAGGCTCGACACGCAGGCTGACTTT